GCATTGTTGATCGCATTTATTACTACTGCAGTCACTTCTTTATCTGTAGCCTCATACTCCACCTCAAACTCCTGGTTTAAAACTATCAAACCATCAATATTGTACTCCTGTGGGGGTGCAGTCAATACCAACCTACCTAGCTTGAATTGTACAGTTTCTTTGGAGCTGGCTCCAATCAATGAGCCCTCAAATGTTACAATCAGGGCGTTTTTTGTATTGGCTTGATATTTCGCTAATTCTGTGGTATCTGAAAAGTGCAAAGAGTACGATCCAGTTACTTGCAACCTACCCATTACTAGGTTGCCACTCGTGATTCCGTTTGAACCGGACAAAAATGCCTCGTCCAATAAAACATTGTTATTTATGTTTAGTGTAAAACTCTTGAGTGGGGTTGCACTGTTACCAGCCGCTGCGGATAGCGAAGTGCCAAACTTGGCACTCATTTGATGATACGCAAATTCTGTCTCACTACTGAAACTTTCAGAAATAGTATCTGTACCAGGAAATTGTCCGATAATCTCTGCGGTAGCCTTAGCATACCCATCACTCACCTCAAAGTTCAAAGAATTACATACACAGTTTAGGTACTGTACAGTTTGTACCCCCCCCTCTTTGATCGTCAGAGTTGCTGTACGTGGTGTGGCGTTAGTATTATTGACTGTGAATGTATGTGTATACGCACTATCGGATACTCCAGAAGACGAAATGCTACCAAGTGCCAATGACAGCAAATATGGCATATTTTTCACATCTGGAATCACACTAAAAGACCCTTGAGAATATTTCCTCCGGATCATGGAATTAGAGGCCATATTACGAAGGCCTCTTGCAGAGTTAAACAATGCCTTTTCTGATACCCCCTGCACGCTGAAATCTGTCCATGGTAAAAAGATTGCCTCTGCCACCGCTGTTCCTGGGGCAGCATAGCTTTCTATACCCAACCCAATTACCACTTGGGTTCCTGCTGTCTTTGCCATATATTATGAGTTTATTTAATTACTTTATTGGCAGTCTCACCCTTTGGTGGATCTGCTGGTTCTAATAAAACTATTTCCGGCTCGGATAGTATCCTTGCTACGGCTTCCTCATTGCCTGGGAGCTCTTTGGTTTCTCCTGCACTGATCCCCCAGTCAAAAGGAGGAAAGCTGATTGATTTGGTGCTTGTTACTTTCATAATTAATTTATCTTAGTTGAGTAAAGTGTGCTATAAATTCAAGCTGTGCCTCTGTGGCCCAGGCTTCCTCTGCCCTCTTTCCAATAGTCAGTCCATAATCTGCCCGAGTGATTGATCCGATATCTGTCCGAAGTCCCAGTGCCTGGTCTACCTGAATATTATGTCTCAAGATATGCAGCAGGGAAGTCGTTTTTAGTTTCAGCGTATCTGCCTCTCTACCCTCAATTATATCATATAACTCGGATATCCCTGGTGCAATATTCTTGTCTTCACTGATTTGGTCCCTGATATCTGTTATGACTGTCACAGTCAGTGCTACAAAGTGTGCGTCATTGGCACTGTCACCTCCATCAAAGGCATTGCTTATCCTTGTCTCACTTTTAGCAATGATCAAGGCTGGTAAATTAGATACTGGCACCCTTATCGGATCACCCTGGTACACCCCCTTAAATTTACTGTCACCTACCACCCCGCGGATTAAATCAATATATTTTTTGATTATTGGATCGCTATATATCTCTGTCATTTTACTTGGTTTTATTTATAAAATATGCGTGGAAAATTTTCACCACCTCATCTCTCTGCTTATATCCTAGTTTCATCATGACACGCCTTGGAAGTTTAGTTCTCGGTCTATTGGACTGGTGATATTTAAAATATGCTATGTCATTCCACACCTTTGCCATGTCCGTGTTCCACAAAGTCATGAAACCGCCCCTCATTTTACCTGTAGCTTCCAAGATACCCTTTCCTGGATACTTTCTAGCCTTTTGCAGTGCATACGCCTTTTTTAATGGCGACCAGCTTTCTTCTATGGCAGTACCCTGTGTTCTAAATGCATCATTGCTGAATACATTCTTAAGTGTCATAGCAGTCTCTCTAAACGCAGGAGTCCAGTCTTTCACATTCTTTGCGATAATCAAAAGCCGCCTGCTTAGTTGTCTCTCCCCCTCAATTGTCCAGCTGATTTGAAATGCCATTTTCAAAAGACCTGATTCATGCTAAATTTTTGCTGTTGCCCATCGGAGTCAGTATTGTTGACCTCGTACGGGTAACTCTCTACTCCCTGTGTAAGTGTTTTCTCCTGGAATTCTGTATAGGTGGAATCTATCAGTCTCAATTCTCCACCTGCTATCTTTTTCAAAATAGATCTAGCCTCCCCTAGCCACTTCACACCCTCCCCATCTTTTCCAAATTCCTGGTAATCCATGTACCCTGCCGCCAATAGGGCTGTGCAATTCTCCACAACCGCTGGTATCTCTCCAGTACCTAGGCTATTCTCAAACGGCAAGACGTACCTTGCGTACAGGTATGTATTCACCTCCGCTTCTGCTCTCTTTCTGTATGTTTCTATAATCCCATCAGTTATATATGGGTTTTTGGTCAGTCCGGCTTGTTTTTTTATGTCGTAGATTGAGCAGTACCGCACACTCTCGTCTGCAAGCACCTCCGCAGCATCATCAATATCAGTTTCTTCGGTCGTCTGACTATTGTAATATGTAGATTTAAAATAGAGGTATCCTTGCGCCCCAGCATACTCTAGGATGGTCCCCTGCGGATCGTTTACGGAAATTGCAACTGGTGAGCCACTTGCGGTGAGTTCTGCGTATGTACCACCGGATGTCGTGGACCCATAAAACTTTCTCTTGTTGTATCTATACTGCACCACTGGCTCCCCAGCCTTGTGCGACACTGTCAATGTAGCTATAGTGATTGTCTGCCCACTGACCGATGATATTTGGGCAAGCTCCGCCTGTTGACTACCCTCGATACCAAGTACCACAAAATCATTTGCGGAAAAACCATGGCTATTGAGTAGCGTCACCACGACACCACTGCCAGATGACACATCACTGGCTATCTGCGCTCTGTCGCGCTTTATAAAATCTTCGGTTGGTGCAATTAGAGTTTTCATATTTCCTAATTTAATTATACCACCACTTTCCTACTATCACGACTTTGTAATGGTTGGTTTGGAAGTATCCTTGTTTTTAGTGTTACTTTGTCAGGTATACTCCCTAGCGTATTGATATTACCCACCAGTGTCTTTAACACTGTTTTGTCCAGTTTGCTATTGATAATATATATATTCTTATCATTTGGTACAGTTGCCATAATCTTGGCAGTACCAGAAATTACCTGATAAGTTACTGCCGTGATCATAGAAAGACCGAATGTGGTCTGCTGCACAACTGCTTGTACTCTCGACCTACCAGCTTCTGTCTGACTGGTTGTGATAGTAATCCTAGCCTTACCTGTACTAGTCTGACTGACAGATTTCTGTACTCTAGCCAGTCCAGTTGCTGTCTGGCTAGTTGTAATAGTAATACGTGCCTTACCTGTCTGTAGTTGTAACGAGGAGTTGGTAACCCTAGCCTTACCGCTGCTCGTCTGGGTATTCACTTGTCCCAGCTGTGCCTTGCCTGTAATCGTCTGCGTAGTGGTAGATGCTATTCTTGCTACACCAGTCTTATTCCTAGTAGTTTGGGCGGTTATTCTAGACAAACCACTCTCAGTCTCGGTGGTACTAGCTGTAACTCTTGATAAACCTGCTATGGTTTGTGAGTTACTTTTTTGTATTCTAGCAACACCAGCTTCTGTCTGACTGGCGGACTTTTCAATTCTACCCTTTCCGGTCTTCGTCTGAGTCGTGGTCGCTGTAATTCTTGCCTTACCTGTCTTATTCTGGCTGGACGTAGCCGTCACCCTAGCCTTACCTGTATTTGTCTGTTGTGTAGTAGCGGTTACCCTAGCCAATCCGCTTTCTGTCTGTGTTGTAGTCTTTTGTATACTCGCTAAACCATTCTCTGTTCTGGTTGTAGTCGCAGTCACTCTGGCTACACCAGTTTCGGTCTGACTAGTTACCGCTGTAATCCTAGAGATACCTGCCTCAACCTTGCTTGTGACAATTGCTACCCTAGCTTTCCCATCAATGGTTTGTGATACTGATAATTCAATCCTAGCCACGCCACTTTCAGTTTGCTGGGTAGTGGTATCTGTCGTACTTGGACGACTTATCTGTAAATTTTTACTTCTAAATTGTAGAAAAGACATCTTTTTATTTCGCTATACCCGGAGCGTATCCTCTCGGCCGTGTATTTCTTCTAAAGCCATTAGCCACCGACTTATTATTTCCCACTACATTCACGTTATCATACATCGCAGTTGTTACTGCCAACTCTACTGCATAGGTACCAGTTAAGTTTTGTATTGTACAAGCACTCATGTCAAATGGTGTAGCTGTCGATGCTAGGTACTTCCATTCGTTATGTAAGCCACTCTTCGATGTATAAAAAATAACCGTTCCAGCACGCTCTCTTATTTTGAAGAACTTATCCTCATTTGAATCGTATGCCCTTGATAACACAAGAGTACTACTACCTGCCACATTCTTATATGCTTGCACTAAGTTGTTTGTAACTAAAATAAAAACACTATTGTTAGCGTCCTTTGCCACTACTATTGGGTAAACCTCAAGTGATGCTAGTGATTGATCTCCTGCATTTACTAGTTCTGTTTGTGCGTAGCTATCTCTAGCATCAAATGTTGAAATGCTGGAAACTTCATAATACGCCCCACCCAGTATAGTCGTTACCTCAATCCTCTGGTTTTGTTCTAGTACATGCACTGAGTCAGTTCTAAACCACGTACCTGAATCGAAGGAGTTATCGTCAAAGTTATCTGTTAGTGTTTCAATTAAAGCCATACTATAGTTTTACCTTATCCGCTCTGACATTGAAATAATACCAGCACTTTTTGAGCGGGCGAATTGGAAGTTGTTTTGTTGCATACTAGCTGGATATATTGGTATTTGAGCAGTAATCCATCCCGATGCAGTACCTCCGGGTGCTACCGTATTTGATGCAAATCCGTCATTATTAACTGGACCATTAGTATCAAACGATACTGAGTCTGAAGTTGCCCCTTGTAAGTACTGTAGGTTAGTGTACCCGGTTGGTACGTTATTCATTGACGTGGTATCAATTGACCTGTGGCCTTGAAACGCAGCAAACCACGTTTCGTTTGATTTCCATTTTGTTACTCCTGTAGTTGCTCCATATGTTGATGGCGATGTAGTCCCTGCGTTCGATGTTAAAGCTCCGAACGGAGTTGTAATATCAACACCTCTATAAACTATCACTTGTAGGTGCGTAGCGTTGGTCCAAGTCCCTGATGTTTCAGCGCTACTTTTTGCTACTTTCCATCCTATGGATACACTACAGGATGTACCGTCAAGCGTATTAGTTATATTAGTCCATCCGGCCGGTATTGTAGGGTTTGTAGCACTTCCATCTCTAAATGCAAATATTAAAATAATATCGCCGGCTTTATGTCCAGTCGGTATGGTTACCGTAGCCGCCTCAGCTGAATTGTGTCCGACTCGTTCTATTGCCATAGATATATTTTAACTTACTGATATTTTGTTTCCAACGCTATAGCACTAAAAGAAAAAGACAGTTTAGTTCATGGCTTCTAACGTATAAAACATCCCTGTAAGTGTATTTGATGCCGATGCCGCGCTCCATTTAGCTGTAAGCGATAGTGCTGTGTCTGCCGTTAGGTCTACTGTGACTGCCGCAGGGGCATCATATCCTGATACTCCGAATACGTTACTTGCTATCGCCGTCGCAGAAGTATGTATTGCACAGTCCCCGAATGCTAATACTGTTCCACTTGAGCCGTTACTTCTCACTACAACTAAAAGCTCTATTGACCAGTTTACAGTTGTGACACCAGACCCCATAGTAATTGCCTCAGTAGTCGCTATAACAGTCCCCGATACCCCTCCCCATCTCAGTGCGAATGTCATAGTAGGTGTTGCCGTTGTACTCAGTTTTCCAAATGCTTTTAAACGCAAAACTCTACCATCTTGTAGGTAGTTTGCTGGGATTGTTATATTTGGGAATACGATCGTCTCATTCGTAGTGTTTGCTACAGCTGTACCATCCGCAGTTGCCCATGCTAGTGTCTCACTCCAAAATTGCCTAGACATAATTTATTCTATTTGCATTACTTGTTGATAATTCTTGCCTTGTGGTGTGGTTGCCTGCCATCCCATCCTATAAACTATTTGATGACCCAGTTCCACTGGCTGGGTCATGCCGTCCAATCTCTGATTGAAACTGTGGGTGTGTTGCCTGAAGAATACAAGCTTGAAACCACTTAAAGTGTTATCCTCGTGCATTTTAAATGCAACCCCGTCGATCTCAAAATGTCCATCTCTTAAATCCACCCCATACTCATGTCCGTCGCCTTTTAGTATAAACGCTATCAGTCTGTTATGGTCAATGTCATAAAAGCATGACCTTTTTTCTGGGTCCTTTACGGACCTATCCTCTGGATTTTGTTCGTACACGCTCCCATCAGAATAGATGGCTGTAAAAAGATATTTTAACATTGTTGCTCTCCCTTTTGTGACAATTAGATGCTATCCACCAAACCTTTCAGTAATTCCTCTTTTTGAGCTTCTATTTGCTGGACACTAACTTGTCCATGATTACTCTCTTTGTGTGCCTGTAGTCGCACTTTCAATTCCTCGGATGTTATCCCCTTGGGAAATTTTAAGAAACGCCCACAAGTAGCAGGTGTCTCTTCTGTGCCAATATTGCTAGTACATGTAACCACCAACTCCCCATTTCCATCAATATCTAAACGATGAGGTGTCTCTGTTTGTTCATTGACACAGAATACTTGAATTGTTTTTTCTTCGTTCATGATTTAGTTCTCGTTATATTGCAAAGTTAGTGTGACTGTGGCTGTATCACCAGCAGCAGCGCTCCCACTAGTCTGCAATTGTGTGGTTAAGTAGTTAGTATAACAAGGGTTGGTTGTCATACTTGTCGCCTTTCCTGTTGCCTCTGGGCCTGTAGCACCAAAACAAACCGCCACACCCGACCCGATGCTGATAGCGCTGGTCATGTCTGTGGTCAAGTTAGAATTGGCAGTGGTTGATGGGGTTGTATAAAGCAACCTATCGCCATCTCCAGTACAAGCTGGCGGCCCCTTAAGAGTGAGCCCTGTGCCGAATGCTGTGGCAGTATGTGCGAATAATCCAGCACTGATTTGGTTGAACGTGCCGGAAAATTTTCCGAAGTTCCAAATCTCATAGCTGTTGTTGCCTGCGGTGATCGGGGCTGCACTATAAGCCGTACCAACTGTGTCAGTATTCTTCCAGTTAGTATCAGTTATTCCGGTTGTCCGGGTTGTACCTTTGGTTGGAGATCCTGTTTGTGTCCCAGTATCTCTTTGCCAGTCAAAAGTTGCGGCCATAGTTTTAATGTTTTATTACTTAAAATACGCTTTTACCGAAAAAGTAAAGCTCACGTTACCAGTTGTGGTCGCATCAGCCACGACTGATCTTATTCTAATTCTATCACCGAATCCATTCTGCAACGCTGCACCGGCGGACTGATCGGCTGTAAACGATACGCAGTTGCTTGCTGCAATCGGGTTGGATTTAAAGGACATTAAGAATTTCTTTGCACCACCATTGCCTACCATCTGAGTTACATGGCCAATGTTTATAAAGCTAGAGCCACCATCAAAGGAAGTGTCAATATAAACATCCAGCGTGTCCCCTGCTTCTGTGGCAGCCGCAGTTAAATCCACGACAACGATCATCTCTTTCCATGGCTGTTGCAGCTTGTAACCTAGCCCAGGGTAAATTGAATACCCATTTGTGTTACTCATTATGTCAGCACTTAGAGACAGTGCTGTGGCGCTATCAACAGCCGTCACCAATGCAAACTTGCCTGTGGTGGTGTTTTTTATGATATCACCCACCGCAATGGCATTGACGACAAAATCACCAGCGGAGTCAGTCAGCTTATTGCTGGTGGTTGCAGTGGCTGTACCACTCTTTTTTGCAGTGTCATGGACACTATATTCTGTAGTGGCGACTGCCAAAGCACTAGATGCTCTGAGAGTCACTGGTAATGTTTGTGTCATATTTACTATTTTTTACCTTATAATTCTTCCCCGGTTAGTTCTGGTTGTGTAGTACTATCTGTGGTTTCTACTGGCTGTTGTCCATCTACTTCTACCACTTCTGGGGTATTAGTGTCACCACCATCCGCCTGACTTTCTACAACTATCACGTCTGGTTGTGGACCCCATGTATCGTTTGGTGTCACCACTTCCTCTGCCTGTGTCGCTTCTACCACCTCTGGGGTGGAAGCTATTTGCTCCGCTTCTGTGATATCTCCTGCTCCATCAATGACAGATAATACTCCGCTATTAATGAGGTGCTGAAATTCACTTTGTTCGGCTTCAAATACTGAACCTTTTTGATAGGTCTGTCCGTTATGGTTTAGATTTGAATTAACTTTGATAAATACTGTCATGATTTTTTTGTTATTAACCTTAAGCACTTATTACATATTCCACAAACAACACAGCTTTGCCAGCTGTCAGTGCCTCTACTGCAACTGTCGCCGTCAATTCACGTTCGGCAGTCATCTTAATATAAGAGGCTGCTTTACGAGCTGCATCTAATATGGCGGTATCTCCTGCAACAGTGGCTTCTGCGTAAGATCCAGGCAAACATCCACGTATACCAGAATCCCATACATTGGATGCATCGGATATAGCTATTGCAGCAGTCAGGTCACCAGCACTCTGTGCTTTTAATGCGATAGTTGCCGCATCGGTTGCGGAAGTAAAGGTTGTTACAACATCAACCCATGCATTAGTTATGATTGCTTTGGTAGGGATATAAACTCCTAATCCGTGAGCTGCAATGGTTGTGTTTGCTGCTCCCGAGCTATCTGTTGCTGCTGTATCAAAAATTGCTGTCGCCACATATCTAGTTCCGAGCCCACTTTCACACTTAACCGCACCCCTATTTACTTGGTACGCTGGGCGTACTTGAATAAGTTTTTGTATATTCTTTGCCATGTTATTGGATATTATCCTTAATAATATTTTGAGCTATGGGGGCAGATCCGATCCGCCCCCTACAATTTTATATAATTGTGAGCCCTTTTTTAGGCGATTGCTGCTGCGATGAGGTAACCTGCGGCGGCAGCCACGATCTTCTGTACATAGTTATCATTTCCGACACGTAC